AAATGGGCAGTGATTGGAAGTTGGTTTATGATGTTCTAATCTATAAAGATAAAGCCACTCGTGATGATGAAGCAAAAGAGCAATCTATGCGAATCTCTAATCGTCATGTAGATCACTTTAAAATAGATTATGACATTACCACATCAACTAATTCAATAGCATTAGCTTATGCAGATTTAAAAACTAATAGCCAACTATCTAACGTCAAGGACGCGTAATGTTTGGCGTTAAACCTTTCGCAGTATCCGGTTTTGGAGCGTTAGGCAACGACGAAACATTTGCAGCCACAACCGGCAATCAGATAGGTACTATATCTATAGGTAATGTTAGTATTACTGGTGTTGCCCAGCATCAAGTAACGGGCAGCGCGGTTACAGGTGCTACTGGTAGCGTAACGATAACAGCTGGAGCGGTTGTAACTGTAGATGGTAGCAATGTAACAGCAAGTATCGGTGATGCTACAATTACTGCAGCAGCTACTGTTGCATTAACCGGTAATTCAGTTACTGTCTCTGCAGGCACAGGTAACTATAAAGCTGGTTCTATTAATAATAGTGGAACCAATACTATTACACCAAGCTCTGGAACGGTCACTATTACTGCTGATTGTGTAGTTGTACCTACAGGTAGTTCTCTAACTATAACAACAACTAGCGCGGGTGTTGTCACTTGGAACGACATAGATGTTAACGCAAGTCAAACATGGACAAACGTAGCAGCATAGGATATAAATAATTATGGCATCATCATTTTCTACATCACTAAAACTTGAAAAAATGACCACCGGTGAAAAGGCCGGTTTATGGGGCACAGTAACTAATACTAATCTAGATATTATAGAACAAGCTGTAGGCGGTTATGTTGAGTTAAGTTTAGCTTCAGGTAATCAAACACCAGCAATTAGTGATGGTGCGGCATCTGATGGTCGTAATAAAGTTATTAAACTTACTGGCACACTATCAGCAAACAGAAGTTTGATATTTCCAGACTCTTGTGAAAAAACATATCTTGTAGTTGATGGCACTACTAGAAGCACTAGTCATTATACTATAACAATTAAAACAAGTTCAGGTACAGGAGTAACTATGCCGGTCGGATCTACCATGCTTGTAATTGTTGATGGCACGAATGTCATAACAGGTATTACACAAAAAGGTTATGTAACTACAACTAATGCTTATACTGCTATAAACGGCGATCAAATTATTGTTGACACAAGTTCTGCAGCGGTGACAATCACCTTACCTGCAAGTCCAGCCGTTGGTAATGAAGTGCATTTTTTAGATGGCAAACTTAGTTTTAATTCTAACAATTTAACTATTGGTAGAAACAGCCAACCTATTCAAGGCAGTGCTAATGATTTAGTTGTTAATACAAATGGACAAAGTTTTACACTAGTGTATGCAAATTCTACAAAGGGTTGGGTTAAGAAACACTTTGTCGGAACGTAAGGGGTTTATATGGCTCTTATTAACTTTGATATTATACCAGGTATAGATAAACAAAATACAACCAAGGGTGCAGAAAATCGTTGGATTGATAGTGACAATGTGCGTTTTAGATACGGCTTACCAGAAAAAGTTGGTGGTTGGGCATCACTTGTAAACGAAAGCATTGTCGGTGTAGTTAGAAACCAACACTCTTTTGTTGATACTACCGGTAACAGATACATTGCACTTGGCACCGATAAGTTTTTACTTTTATATTTTGAAGGTCAATTATTTGACATATCACCATTTGATGCTAGCGCAGATCAATCAAGTTGCACACTAGCAACTACTGATGAGTCAACTGTTGTTACTATAACAACAGGAGCGGCACATGGTTTGGAAGTAGAAGACATAATACTTCTTGATTCAGTAACCTTGCCTAGTGGAACGGGGCTTAGCGCGGCAAACTTTGAGGACAAGGTATTTATGGTTAATACAGTACCTAGCCCTAAAACATTTACCATAACTTCAAGTGCGGCTGCAACGGCAACAGTGTCAACAGGTGGCTCAACAACACTAGAAGTGTATACAAAAATTGGACCACAAAAACAAACATACGGATACGGTTGGGGTGTAGGACCTTACGGTGGAAATGTTGTAGGTGCAGTATCTTCTACAATAAATGAAGGTGCAGAATTTGCAAATAATGATACTACACTAACCCTAGCCAGCGGTTCTGCTTTTGCTAGCTCTGGCACAATACAAATAGGTAGTGAGTTAATAACATACAGTGGTAAGTCTACTAATAATTTAACAGGACTAACAAGAGGTACTAATGGCACTACTGCTGCAGCTCACGCAGATGGTGCAACCGTTACTAATGCTGGTGACTTTAGTGGTTGGGGTGTGGCCATACCTGCAAATCAAACAACATTGGAACCAGGACTTTGGTCATTAAATAATTTTGGTGAAGTGTTAGTAGCAACGATTGCAAACGGTGAAACTTTTACTTGGAACGCTGGTGCAACTACACCAACTACAGTAAGAGCATCAAAAGCAACAACTAATTTTTTAACAAGTAATAATCCAACAGCATCAAGACTAACTCTTATCTCACCTACTACTAGGCACTTAATACACCTTGGCACTGAGACAACTATAGGCACAACATCTACGCAAGATGATATGTTTATACGTTTTTCAGCATCAGAAGATATAAACACTTATATACCAACTTCTACCAATACTGCAGGTACCTTACGATTGCAAGACGGTACAAAAATAATGGGCGCACTACAAAGAAAAGAAGACATACTAGTTTGGACAGACAATGCTTTGTATACAGTTAGAAACGTGGGTCAACCGTTTGTGTTTGGTGTAGAACAGGTTGGGACCAACTGTGGTTTAATTGGTAAGAACGCAGCCACAGTAGTAGATGGTATCGCCTATTGGATGACTTCAAAAGGGTTTTTATATTATGATGGTACCGTTAAAACATTACCTTGTGCAGTAGAAGACGAAGTATTCGATAATTTAGATACAACAAAAGGTCAACAAGTTGCAGCAGGTCTTAATAGTTTGTTTACAGAAATAACTTGGTGGTATCCGGCAAACACAGATTTTAATAGTAGAGCGGTATCTTATAATTATGCAGAATCAAATGAAGTTGCGGGCGGTATTTGGGCAATGCATACAGAATCAAGAACCTCGTGGATGGATAGTAAGGTATATGAAAAACCATATGCTACAAAATTTGATACAACCGGTACAGGCACTTTTCCGGTAATACTTGGTGAAAGCGGTCTTGGACAAACAAAATATTTTCAACACGAAGTAGGCACAGATCAAACAAACGAAGATGGTTCTGTTACTACAGTTACTTCCAATCTACAATCATATGATTTTGATTTACAGGGTCAAGAAGGTACCGCTAGTAAATTTGTTTCTGTTGGTAGATTTATACCTGATTTTAAAACATTGGATGGTAATGCAGCAGTGACCTTATCAGTAAAAGATTTTCCGTCTTCTACAGAAACGTCATCTACACACAGTCCTTTTACCATAACATCTAGTACAACAAAAATAGATACAAGAGCAAGAGGTCGTTTTGTAAACGTAAAGATAGCGAATACAGCAGTAAACGAAACTTGGCGATATGGCACATTAGCCCTTGATGTAAAACCAGACGGAGGTAGATAATGTCAAAGATTATAGTTGATATACCAGAACCAAAAGATAAGTATGATACCAGTACGCAAAGACAAATTAACAGAAGCATCGCAACTGTAATACAACAATTGAACACTACTTATCAACAAAGTGTAAAGGACGACCAACAACAACAAACATGGTTTTTAGGATAAATGGCAAATAGATATAAAAATTCAAAGGTAGATTTAACTACCACAAACTTAACCACACTATATACAGTGCCTGCAGAAACAGTATCTGTAGTCAAGTCTTTTATAGTATCAAATGATGATGCGAGCAACGCGTGCGAGATTACAGTGACATTGGTTAATTCTGGTGGTACAATATTCAGCTTGTTTAAACAAAAAGACATAGCTGCTAAAACAACAACTGAGCTATTGACACAACCCTTAGTTTGTGACGAAAGTGAAGTTATAAAAGTACAGGCAGAGAATGCTAACGACTTACACGTCGTTCTGTCGTATTTGGAAATAACAAGAGACTAGGAGGAAATATGTCATTTGAAGAACCAGGATCAGTAGCATGGCTATACGAAGGCGATAAGAAAATAGCTCAAATAAAAGTCGACACTACTGTAGTATTAAAAAACACAAAAACAAATCAAGAGTACGACTCGGATGCAGAGGGTGACGCTGACGTTGATAGCCCTGATACAGAGACAAAACGAGAAGATATATCTAGAAGTGTCTATATAAAGGTAGCTAAAATGCCTGATATAGGTTCAGAATCATAGTTGCAATTTATGAGAAAAAACAGTAAATTAAACAGAAGCTACATTTCAAGTTTAAGCGCCTTGCATATTCACAATAAATTAATAGGAAACATCTAATGGGTTTTGGAAGCAAATTAAGAAGATTAAGAGACAAGTATATACCAGACGAGATATCCAATCCAATAGGCGACGTTGTTGATTTTATTGATGACGATATACTAGATCCTGCTGGTGAGTTTTTAGAAGAAGAAATATTAGATCCTGCTGGTGAGTTTTTAGGTGAAGAGATAGCAGCACCAGCTAGAAAATTTTTATCTAAAGCTACTCCAAGGGAGATACAATTTTTAGCAGGAAAACTAGGTGGAATGGGTGGCGGTAAAGCGGGAGCTGCGTTGGCAGCATTACTTACAGGTAATCCATTGTTGTTACTTGCAGCAGGCGCTACCGGAGCTGCTTTAGGTGATGTTGCTGGAGATTATTTAACGACAGATGAAAATGAAGAGTTTGATATTGATGCACTATCAGCTGCTTTCTCTGCATTAAGTGGTGGACTAGCAGGGGCTGATGCTGCTAATCCTGGCAATTTTAAAGAACTAGGTAACACAGGTATTCGTGCTGGCGATGCCGCCGTATCAACTAAACAAATGGCAGAACTTAAGAGTGCAGCTGATGCTGGACAAACTGCTCTTGATGCTGCTAACGCAGGTACATCTACACTAACAGCAGTTGAAGCTGCTCGGGCAACACAAGCGGTTAACAATTTAAAAGCAGTGCAAGATGCGGGACTAGCGGTTAGAGATCTAACAGCTATGGAAGGCATAGCAGGTCTTGGTCGAGATTTTGTATCAATGGCTCAACCTTATGTTGATCCTTTCCAAGGTGCAGATTTTAATCCGTTTAGTGAAAACTTTCTTTCAATAGATCCAACGCAAGTTGGTGGCGGTACAATAACAGATGTGTTGTCTTCAGGTGGAGGTTTAAAAGACCTTGGTTCGGCTGCGTTAAAAACCACCGCCTTACCTGGTGGTGAAGCAGTAGCTCGAATGGGTATGGAGTATTATGAAGCTATGGAAAAAGCAGAGGACGATTACAGAAGATATTTAGAACAAAGAGGTTTAAGAGCTGATCAAGTACAAAGTCAAAACAGAACACTAAGACGTAAATATTATAATCAGTCTTTTCAAATTCGTGGTTACTCTAGTGAAGAGATAGCTGAAATATTACTTAGAGCAAAATTAATTGATAGTATTGAAGAGTATGATCCAACTGATTTACCGGAAGGTAGAAAGTTTGGTGAAGATGTCACTAATGATACCGTATACGCGGCGCAAGGTGGTCGTATCGGTTTTCAAGATGGTAGTAACGAAATGCTAATGCAAGATAATATGAAGGTTGGTGATTACATTGATAGTGTTGCTAACAGAGAAGTTAATTCAATGTATCCTCCCGGACAGCCTGGTATGGGTAGAGAATTACCACCTGGTTTGCCTGGTTTAATGTTACCTACACCAAGGGAAGAACAACAAGAACGTACAAAGGATAAAATGACACTGGTTGAAGATTACATGAAACGATTAAATAATATGTCAATGGGTGGTGGTCGTGATATGGGCATGGCTGAAGGTGGTATTATGAGAAGTAAACATGCTAGAGGCACTGATCCCTATATGGAACGCTATAGAGAAAAAGAATTAGATCCATTTGAAGGCGGATATGAACCAGGTGATGGGCCTGAGCGTTTCCCTGATTATGAAGGGGTTAATCCATTTAATAAGACACCAGGAAATGCATCAACGATGGGGGGACGAGACATGTTCCAAAAAGCTAGAATTATGCAAATTCAAAAAATGTTTGAAGCAGGTCAAATATCACGAGAAGAAGCTATAATTCAAATGAGAAATGTAATGAGTGCAGGCACCGTTAGAGCTACAATGAATATGGGTGGTTTGATGAGATCTAAGAATGCAATGGGCACAAGAACAACAGCTGAGGGTGATCCTATTTCTCCAGATGTGCCAGCTGGCATGCAAATGGATTTACGTGGTGGTGGTTTCATACCGCTTGGTACAAAGCCAAGAGCTGATGATGTACCAGCCATGGTTGGAAAAGACGAATTTGTTTTAAATGATAGAGCAGTTGCAGGAATTGGTAAACTAATAACAGGGCAACCAGACGCAAGAGCCGGGGCCCGCGTATTATACAAACTACAAAACGAGATGGAGGCTTCAGTATAATGAGTAGTGAGTTTAGAGATATGGTGGAACGTTTTGCTGAAGGCTTAGGACCTGCTGAATTTGTTGAATTTGAATTAATGTCACCAATTGAACAAATGGAAGCTATGAGAAATGCTGGAGTATTACGAGATGACATGAACAATGGTGGTGTTGTAAGAAAAAAATTTCAAGGTGGTACTAATGATGAAAATTATTTTGCCTATGACCCTAATTCATTAGCTGGGGTACAGACAGATGTAACTCGATTTGCACCTTTTATCGAATCAGCAGCTAGAGCATTTATACCAGAACTAGAAACAGTATCAGCCGATGCTCTTACTACGCAAGATTTATCTGATCTATATCGTGGTGTAACTCCTCAAAATGAATTACAAAAACAAGCTATTCAACAACAGCTCACACAAGCAGGTTTAGGTCAAGCAACTTTTGGTGGTGTAGCAGGTACACTTAGTGGCATAAGTTCAAATCCAGGTGGTGTAGCTTCCTTTCAACCATTTATAGATGAGTCACAAAGATTAGCAGGAGCAACTGGTCCACAAGGTCAAGTTACGGCAGCAGGCCTTACTGCTGCAAGAGAACCTTTTATGTCGCCGTATCAACAACAAGTTATCGATGCAACTAAAGCATCCTTTAATCAACAAAGATCAAGAGAAAGACTTAATATTGCTGATGCAGCTCGTAAGTCTGGAGCGTTTGGTGGTGGTCGTCAAGGAGTACAAGAAGGAGTATATGATGCAGAAACAGCTTTAGGTCTAGCTGGTTTAGAATCAACTTTATTACAACAAGGTTTTCAACAAGCAGACACAGCAAGACAAGCAGAGATGGCTAATCAACAATCATTAGCTCAAGCTCTTCCAGGATTACAACAAGGCGTTGCAACTAACTTAATGGGTTTAGGTGCAGGACAACAAGCGTTGCAACAAACACAATCAGGAATACTAGAACAACAAGCTAGAGAAAGAATTTTTGATCCACAACAAAGAATGGGAGCTTTTGCACAAAGCTTTGCGCCGCTAGTTCAAGGTATTGGACCACAGAGTGTATTTAGTACACAAGTAGATCCACCACCTAGTCCACTAGATACTATTATTGGTGTGGGCGGTGTAGGCGCTGGATTACTTGGTGGCTTAGGAAAAATATTGGGTACAGGATAATGAGTAAAATATTTAAAAGACCTATGTTTAAAATGGGTGGCGACATCAATAGTGGTATTGTGTCTGGTTTTGAAAGAGAAAAATTTGATGAAGGCACACAAAAAGACTACATGACTGAGTATCAAGAAAAACAAAATCAAATAGTAGCAGACTTAGGTCAAGCCACTGATGATTTATTTCCAGAAGACTTGCCTGATTATGCTAAACCAGGGTTTGGTTTATCTGAATACATGTCACTTGCAAGGCTAGGTTCTAACATATTGGCATCACCTAATACTGGTTCAGGCTTTGCTCGTTTTGCACAAAGAAACGCGCCGGCTTTTGGACAATTTGCAACTGAATTAGATGCGTCTAATCAATTAAAACTTAATAGAAGAGCAGAAATTGAAGGCGAAAGAAGAAAAGCTTTATTACAAACAGCAGCTACGTCAGCAGAACTTCAAGGCAAAGGCGCAACAACAACACTACAAGCAGAAATAACACAAGATCAATTAGACCAAGAAGCGACACAACATTCTGCAACCATAGCGTCGTCAGAAAAAATTGCTGCATGGGAACTGCAAACACAAATTAAACTACAAGAACTAGATAGATTAGAAGTTGAGGCTGTATTACAAGACTCATTAATACTACAGAATATAATTAGAGGTTCCAATCCTAAAGGAACTAATGATGACAAAACTAGACGACAACAAGCTATTAATCAATTAGAACAACTAACCACAGATAAGAATTCTATAAAAGATAAAGCATTAGCGGATTTAATTAAAAATGAAATCTTACAATCAAATGCTTCTCAAATGGCGCTACTTCCTGATGCAGATAGACCACTTGAATATCGAGGTAAAACTGGAAACGAAATTGCAGCTATAATGGCTAAAGCTCAAATAGATAACTTGTTACCAGACAAGTTATTTGTACCAGAATTTGATCCTACCTATACCATACCTCAAGAAGATTTATCTTGGTGGTCTAGAGGCGGTAAATCTGAACCGTTAAGAACAGAGTTTAAAGCAGATGGTGGTCGTATTGGTTTCGCTAATGGTGGATCAGACATGCCAAATGCAATTCCATTACCAGGCCCACCTTTTGAACCAGGTAGTGGTCCCGATCCTGATCCAGGTTCACCACCAATTATGCAGGCTTCTGCACCACAACAAACTTCACCTCTAAATTACGAAGAACTTAGAGCAAGATTACCAAAAGAAGTTAGTGATTCAGTTGTAAGACTTTTATCTACCAGTGAACAAGCCTTAATAGACTTTGCACAAATACAAACACCAGATGATCTTTCTAGATTTAATCAAAAATATAACGCAGACTTAGTATTACCAGCACAAACACAGGCGGTTTAACATGGTTATATTTTACCGTGATCCAGAAGTTTTAAATCAATTAAAACAAGAAGCTCTTGAAAAAGAACAACCAGGTTATAATATTGTTGATACTTCAAATCAATCTTATCGTACAAACGGAATAATGAATCCTGCTTTTGAGAGTAATTATCTTCAAATAGCTGAGAATGTAAAAAAAAAACAACAAGAGTTTACAACTATAGCACCAGGGGCTACTCAACCTTTTTATCCAGAAAACTATGCTTCAAACATATCTCTTATAGATAGAGCTGAAAGATTTTTTGGAGTAGAACAACCTATAACAGAAGGTCTTGGTGTTAATTATTTATCATTTGAAGGTAAAGATCTATCACCACAGCAAGAACTAGATGACATTGGTTTTAATCAAGAAAACAGCTCTTATAATACTTTTAAAAAAATGGTTTATCAAGGTCTTGTTTCAGATAATTTTGATACGGGTGAAGTGTTTAATCCTGTAACTAAAGGCGGCACACCAGACGCTGCTAGAATTCTTGCCTTATATCGATCCGGTGATTATTTTCCTTCTACTAATTATACTCAAAGTATAGGTAGTAAGGTTACAGAGTTTAGAAAATATGAACTTGGTAGACAGAATATAGAAAGTAAATTAGCAGGAGATAATTCTTTCATAGAAAAGATAGGTACCTTTGCTTCAGGTTTTCTTGGAGGTAATCCGAAAACACAAGGTGTTTATAGAGGCGCAAAACTATCGGGACAAAATGTTACTTTTGATCCTATAAATGAAGAATTTTCAAAAGCAATTCCTGTTAATCAAGACCCTACTGAAAACGCAGAGTTTATGTCTTTAATGGAAGAGTATGATCCTGACAGGTACGATCGAATAATGTCTTTAAAAAGAAACATGGAACTTATAAAAGATCCAAATTATGATCCCGCATTAGCACAAGCAACCATATACGATTTAATAGGTAGAACCGTAGATTTAGGTGATGGTAGAAAGTTGGTTACTATAAATAGTTTTTCTGCAAACCCAGAAGACTCAAGCGTGTACTCAGATATAGCGGCACCAGGTAGTTCTAGTTATGTAGCAGGACAGTTTGCACAACTGGGTATAGAGTTTATTCCTTTTATAGGCACTTTCTCGGGTGTAACAACAAGTGCTGTTAGGTTAAGTGGCAAAGGCGTAACAAAAATATTTGGTAAGAATGCTGATCAGATAAAAGTAGTTTGTTCATCTCCTTGTAAGTTAAGTGTTGAAGGTAAAAAAGCTATTAACAAAGCTGTAGATGAAGGCAAGTTAACAATAAAACAAGCTAGACAACTAGAAGCTCAAATGAAATTAAAAGCAGAAAGTCAAAACGTTGGTAAAGCTGCTAGTGAGTTTGGTAAAACAAAAAACTTAAATACATATGATAAAGCAGTTGCTGATCAAACTAGAGATATAAGTGTTACAATTGCAAAACCAGAAAATAAAAAAATATTTGAATATTTAGATAATCTTAAACAAGAAGGTAATCCTTTACTTTTAAGAAAATTATTAGACGATTTAGAGTTACCTTCAGGAAGTAAAGAACGTATTAAAAATATTGTTAGAAAATACTACCCAAATACTTTTGCAAAATTAAATCCTGAAGAATTACGTAAGGTACAAAGTGACAGAGCTAAAGAGACTTATGCAGCAAAAAGAGCTAATGAAGATGTTCTTGTACCAACACCACGTAGATTAGAAACAGGAAAAGGCAATGAAAAAATATCTCAGGTAGATTTTCCAAAAGGAATGGAAGAAAAGTATATTGTTGATCTAAAAGATATATACAATAACCCAAAAAGTAATGGTACAAATACCATGCTTGCTGAAAAATATTTTGGTGAAGCAACACCGTACACAATAGCACAAGTTGAAAGAGTTAATAATTTTTTAATTAGACAACAAAATTTAATTAAACCAATAGCTGACCCTAGTGCATCAGGTAAATTAAGACAAGCAAGAATTAAACAAGCAGAAAAATATTTAAATAGTGAAGAGTTAGAAATTGTAAGAAGGCAAGATAGACAAGTTACAATAGCAAATAAATATTATGCACAAAACCCAGAAAAAATTTTAGAAAATGAAACTTTTATGGAGTTGTTAAATGCTAAACTAGTAAATGGAGTAATAGACACAAAAGATCCTATTACTCTTACAAAAGCTAAAGAGTTAACGCAAAAAGGTTTGTTTGATATTTTTCATATAAGTCCTGTCTCATCAGAAAAAAGAAATATAATGTTTCCTGGTAATATATTAATATCACCTGCTAGAATTAATCAAGGTTTTAATAACGCTGTTGAGGCTTTTTTTAAAAAAAACAAAAATAGTAAACAACCTGAAGTGATAAAAAATAAAAAAGCAATTAGTGATTTTTATAAAAAATTTGGTTTAACTCTTGAAACCGTTGACGGTAGAATAGGTGCTGAATTATCACCTGCAATAAACAGAGAAACAAATAAACTAACATCTATCGACAATGTGTTTGAAAAAATGAACGTAGAACAAATTATAGATTCTTCTCTTTATGTATCTAAACAAGAACTTGATAAGATATTTAAAGAAAGTAAAGTTGGAGGAGAATTTGTACCTCTTGGAGCTAAAAAAGCAGAAACTTATAATAGAAAAAAATTTCAAGAAGGTTCTCAAGAAGAAGAGGAAGATGACTTTTTTACTTTTGAAAACATACAAGCAAAACTAGCTGCAGGAGAAATACCTGGAACCGCTAAATATGCCATAGATCAAAGTGTTAAAAATACACAACAAGATATATTAAACATATATTCGGTAGATGCTCGGAAATCTTTTGACGAAGCTTATAAGAGAATAAAACTATATAGAGAGGACATAGCAAAAACTCTTGAAGAAAAATTAAACCCACCGCAACCAGTTAAATTTAAGTTTAGTGATTTACCTAAACTTGTAACAGAAAGTCCATTAATAGAAGCATCTTCTTTCCTAAATGCTCCCGGAGGACCACAGATTGCAGGTTTAGAAGTAATTGAGTTTTTGTACAATGGTATTAGATCTGGTGAAGAAAATGACATTGAAATGAAAGAAAAATATCCGGGTCTTTATGCTGTAAATGAAAGTTTTAGAGTAGGTGGTGCAAAGTCTACACCAAAAGAAGCAGACTACATATCTGCAGTAAGTGAAGTAAACAGGGTTATAGAAACAGGAGTTACTAACTTTGCTTTTAATGTAGGTGATTTATTATTCACCATTCCTGATGCTGTGCTACCAACAGAATTTACTGATGAATTAAAAAGAAGATATGAAAATGCTGATTTATCGAAACCAGAAACATTTGTAGGTCAAATAGCTTCTGTTGCTCTTGAGTTTGGTATACCAGGTGGTATTGCCTTTAAACTAATAAACAGATTTAGAAAGTTTACTGCAGCGAGAACCGGGGGTAAGGTAAATTTATTTACACAAAAAACATACGCTCTTGAAGGCTTACCAAAACTAGGTGTGCAAGTATCAAACGTTGCAAAACGAGTTGGCAGTGGAATGGTTTCTTTTGGAGCAGGTGATTTTATTGCTGGTGGTCCTTACAATACAATATCTGAAATGTTTGATGATCCTTTATTAACATCAAAATATGTTGGTGAATATGAAGACACTACTGGAATGAGTGGTAAAAAAAGAGTAGCTGCAAACTTTAGAAACAGATTACGTTTTGGTGCAGAAGGCGCTATGATTGGTGGTTTGTTTCCATTAGCTGGACCAGTTTTAGGTGCGGTTGGTAAAAAAGTTTTATTAAAACCGGCATTAGCTGTAGGTTCTATTGGTTTAAAAGCTGTAAATGTTCCAATAAAAGCTGCAACTTATTTAGCATCAAAAGATGATGTAGTGTTGCCAAGCGTAGCAAGAGGTGTTGGTGCATTTGGAAAGTTTTTAGGTAAAGATATTTTAGCACGTGTGGGTGCTACCATTGCAACTGGGGGTAAAGCTTTAATCCCTTCTTTAAAAGGTAACTACGGACAACTTCCTGAATTAAGTAAATGGAGAATGTTTGATGTAACTTCTAAGGATCCTTTAGAAGCAGGTTTAAAAAGAGTAGATAATTTTCTTAAATGGTTTCGAGATAGTGGTAATCAAATTGCATATTCCTTTAACTTAGATGGTACCGCAGAAAGATTTATAAAATCAAAAGCAAGAGAAATAGAAAAATATATAGATGCCATAGAAGTAAAAGCTTATGATTTAGCAAGTGGTTTTTTAGGTAGGTATAACAAAGGTTTTACTTCTCCTGCTGGTGAAAAACATCTTATGGATCAAGTGCACGAATATCTAAGGGGTAATTTAAAATTATCTAAGATAGAACCAGAATTACAAGAATTAGCAAAAGCATTAAAAGACGAATTTACAGCAATTAAAAAAACATACTTTAAAGAATTACCAGAAGGTAGTGGTCTTAGAAACGCTCTTGAAAGTAACTTAGATAAATATATACGTATGTCTTTTGCAACATTTACCAACCCCAATTATAACCCTAGTTCAAAAGTATTTGAAGATGCTACAGATTTTATGGTTAACATCATAAGTAAGAACGAAGACTTTTTAGAAGCCGCTGTTAAAGGTGTGCCGGTAACAGAACAGGCAGCAGCAATTAGAGAGTTTGCTAGAAAAAACGTAGACAATATTATTTCAATTGGAAAAAGAGAAGGCACAGATCCTATCAACGCATTAAATACAATAAACAGAGAAATAATTAGAGACGATCAACTTTTTTTAAATACAGGTGAAGAGTTGCCAGCTGTCATTAGAAAACTTCTTGGTCAAGAAACAAATTTAAGATCATCCGTAATGACAACAACAGGTAGTTTGGTATCTCAAACAGCAAACTTAAAAAGTTTTAAAGAATTTGCTCGTCACGGTTTAGAGAATGGTTATTTATTTACTACAAGAGCAGAGGCTCTTGCTGCTGGAGTAACCAATCCTACAACAATAGGTGATCTACCTGGATTAGGACAAATGAAAGAACTTATGACTAGTGATAAGGGCGGTCCAATTGGTTTGTATGCATCCAATGAGTTGAGAAGAACAGTAGAAGGCACGGGTGGTATGCTTGATAACCTTTTACAAAATAGTTTTTACCAATCAGCAATTGCGTACAAAGCAGCAGTACAAACAGGTAAAACAGTTTTTTCTCCTGCTACACAAACACGTAACTTTGGTAGTGCTGGTTTCTTTCCTATGCATGTTGGGCACATTGGTGGTTCTGCTTCTGTAACTGATGCGTTTAAGATAACCCTAGATGATATCTTTGGTGCAGGTAGAACTGTAAACGAAGTTGATCTTATAAAAAGAATCTCTAGAAAAATAGAACTTGGTGTGCTTGATGAGAATATTGTGGCATCAGAGCTTGGTGCTATATTAAAAGATATTAAAGCAGGTAAACTACAATCATTAGGCAAACTTGCAGAACGAGTAGAAAAAACCCCATTCTACAAACAAGCCACACGAGTATATGCAGGTGGTGATAATGTGTGGAAATGGTATGGACATGAATACTACATGTCACAACTTAAAGGTGGTTTTAAAAACGTACAAGACGTTACCAAATTTTTTAATCTTCACGGCATAGAGTTTAATCCAAAAAATATTATGACTGGATCTATGAAAACTTTGGATGAAGGCATAGAAGAAGCTGCAGCTTATTTACTTAGAGAGACTTATCCAACATACAGTAAAGTGCCTGAATTTATTAAAGCTATAAGAAAGCTGCCTATTGGTAACTTTGTATCATTTACATCCGAAATACTTAGAACTGGTTTTGCTACTTCCTCTATAGCCATGAAACATATTGCGTCAAACAATCAAGCCTTAAGAGAAATGGGTTATAGAATGTTAAGTGGTCAAGCAATCACTCTTGGTGGTATGACTGCTGGTGTGTCTGGTCTAGGACATGCACTTACAAACGTAACACCAACACAAGTAGATGTGTACAAAGAATATTTTGCACCTGACTATATGAAGTACAGCTCCTTAATACCAGTATCAAATGTTGAAAATGGAACATTTAAAGTGTTTGATTTTTCTAGATACAATCCGTATGACATTATAGTTGCAAGTGGTAGACAATTGATGAAGGTTGCTGATCGTAACAATTATTCTAAAGAACTTGTTGCTTTACAAGAACAGTACGCTCAACTTGATCCATCAAGTGATGCAGCTAAAGCTCTTAGAAGCAAAATGAAAGAATTAAAAATTAGAATGAAGTTTGGTCCAACACTTGATCCTGATAAAATACAAACAAACACACTTAAAACATATTTAGAAGCAGTTGGTCCTTTGTATGATTCTGTAACCGGAACCTTCTTTGGTATACCAATTGGTGCTGAAGCATTTATAGAAGCGTACACCGGTAAAACAAGACAAGGTTCGTCAATATGGAGTAAGGGAATGACAGACACAGAAATATTTGATAGAGCCATGGGACATTTCTTCAAGACTATTGAACCGGGGCTTATTAGCTCTGGTAGAAAATTATTTCATGCGGCTCGTGGTGATGTGTCTGGTGTTGGACAACCCTTAGAAGTAGTTACAGAAATATTTAAACTAATGGGTGGATCCAATGTAACTATAGATATTCCAGGTAGTTTAGATTTTAAAATATCTAGTTTCCAGCAAGCATTTAGAGAAGCAAAAGTAGGTAAAAAATATTTTGATACTAAAAACTTTAGATCACGTGGACCAGAACAATTAGCCAAAGAATATAACGAACAAAATGAACAATTATTTAGACAACAATATGAGTTTTATAAAGCAGCCATGGCTGCCATAGATTCTGGTTTAATGACTAGAAATCAAATTATGCTGGCCCTTAAAAAAAGAATAGCTCCTGGTTCAGAGGGTATACCTACTAAAGTTATAATGTTAATGAATGGTAGGTTTACACCACTTTCATACGGACGTGAGGGTCTTAAGTCTAGAAAAGATAAAATACTAAGAAACAATAAAGATCTTGATCCAAGAATATTTAATTATCAATACTTCATTCCTTTGGGTATGTTAGAGGCTATAAAAAGTAAATGGAAAGGTGTAACATTTAAAGCTATGGAAAGAGAAGAATTATCACAAACGCCAATTCAAAGAACTGTAGAAACACCAACACAGATAGCTGCAGAACCAGAAGTTGCGCCACTACCTGACACAGGAGCTCCTGTAGTTCAACCAGAAGTTGCAAACGTAGATCAAACAACCGGATTGACAACAACAGAAACTGCACTACTATCTCCGGGAGAACAAGCCATTAGACAAAGACAAAGAGGGGTTGCTTAATGACAGATACAGTAAAAGGCATAGTACCAGAAGATGATAGAGAACATATTATTTCTCTCTACGGTCACATCAAAGGTGTTGAACGTGAGATTGATATTATAAAAACTAACCATCTTAAACATCTAGATGAAAAAATTACACACGTACACGCAGACGTAGAAGCTTTGGGCGGTAAGATAGATAAAATCTATTGGGTTGTTTTATCTACAGTGGGGGCTGTAGCTTTAATTTTTTTAGAAATGGTGATAGGTATAATGTAATGAAACTATCAAATAATTTTTCACTAGCAGAGATGACAAAATCTCAAACTGCAACGCGCAAAGGTATAGATAATAAACCATCAACAGCGCACATAGAAAATCTTATTCACCTAGCGGAGACTGTCCTGCAACCAGTGCGTGAGCACTTTGGTAAACCGGTCGCTATATCCTCAGGCTATCGAAGCCCAGCGTTGTGCGAGGCTATCGGGTCTTCGGCTAAGTCACAACATGCCAAGGGTGAGGCAGCAGACTTCGAGATTCATGGTGTTGACAACAAGGAGCTTGCAACTTGGATTAGTAAAAATACAGATTTCGATCAATTAATTCTGGAGTTTTATAATGAAGGGGATCCAAATTCAGGTTGGGTGCACTGTTCAGTGGTGAAGTCAGGATCGAGAAAACAAATATTAAAAGCGAGCAAAGTAGAAGCGAAGACCAAATACGAAAACATACTTCTTTAGATCCAGTCTTTAATATCTTCTCCCATAATTTCATTAGCTATATTTATTTTACTCCGTAGTGCTTTGACTATGCGTTCATCTATAGTCTTTTCTGCAATTAAGTCTACATAAGTAACACTGCCAGTCTGGCCGATACGATGTGCTCGGTCTTCTGATTGTAGTCTTTTTTCCAAATCATAGTTGTTGGAATAGTATATTACGGTGTTGGCTGCAGTCAGGGTAATTCCGTACCCTCCCGTCTGTGCATTTCCAACAAAATAGCGTGCAGGGCCCTTTTTCTCTTGAAATAGAGCAATTTGCTCCTGGCGGACCCTAGCATCCACCCCACCGTGATATTCCACTGTAGAGGCTTCTCCGTAAGCTTTTTTTAACGAAGCGACTATATTTTTTATGTCTTCAACATAGTTTGCCCAAATAATTACCTTGCCTTCAGTTTCTTCAAGAAGTTGCATCAGTGAGTCAAGTCTATTGTTTTTTAGGTGTGTGATTGTACCATCATCAGCTTTGAAGTGACCACAAGTAACTTGATGCAATCGCATTAGTTGTGTCATTACATTCATAGTTGACATCATCTTGCCATCATCAAGAATAGCAAGAGCCATTTGTTTCATTTGATCGTATATTTTTTTCTGTTCATCAGTTAGTTCTATTAATCTTTTTGTAAAAACTTTTTCCGGTAAATCTAAACAGTCTTCTTTAAGTACACGATAAGAAAATTTTTCTAGTTTTGTTGTAAGTTCACTTAACCTACGATAGCTGCCGACAATTTGCACGCGGCGACCACCAAAGTTTCTTTCTAACATGTGTGCATATCTAGAACGATACGCATAGTATGAATCATAACCTAAATGATAAGGATCTAGGAACTTACATTGACTAAACAAGTCAAGTGGTGACTTGGTAACTGGCGAGCCTGTCAATATTCTACGGTACTTAGCAAGATTCCCTAGTGTTAAAATATTTTTTGTGCGCTTTGCTGTCGGATTCTTGATCGTGGTAGATTCATCAACCCCTATCAAAGCTCTGCCAAGGAATATGTTAAGGAAAGAATGTGCAAAGTCCAGTCCTTTCTTTGTAGAAAATGCTTCTACGTTCATTATCAATATCTTAAGGTCTTCTTTACCGTCAAACAAAGTATCAAGTTCCATTTGTTTTCTCTTAGTAATACTTGCTTCCCATAATACTTTAGTGTGTTCGACGTGGTCCGGTAAATGCACCGGAAACTCTATGGCATCCCAGTTTTTATACACACCTTTTGGTGCTATGATTAGAGCAGCACGGATCGCGCCTCTGTCATAGAGCATAGCTATATTATCAACGAGGACCTTGGATTTACCGGTGCCCATTTCCATAAATAAAGCATATGTATCAGAAGCCCAGGACTTTTCCAAAGCTTCCATTTGATGCTCGTATGGCTTGGTTTTAAACTTATAATGTTTTATCATATTTTCTTTCTTGACATTAATATAATAATCACTATGTTAAATGTCAACCATAAACAGGAGAAAGAAAATGGATAAAGATAAGATAATACAATCGCTATTAAAGTTGCTTCAAAAAAGCAGTAGTGACATCATTAATTTAAATATTCAAGTTGATGACTTGACAGATAAACTTAATGCAGCTAATGCTGAACCAGAGAAAGAAAATAATGAAGAATCAAATATTCGAACTGTACAAACCGAAAAGCCTAACTAATTTTTTAGCGTTTGTAAAAGAAAACCCAGAAGAAAATTTTGTGTATGTGTTACAACATCCACCACAAAATATAAATATTCTATCGGCATCTGATTTTGGATACCTGGTAATTTGTTTACCAGAAAATTCACAAATGATGTTTAGTCCCGCACCTTTTATACATAAGATGCGAAAAAATTTACGTGACTTCAAAGAAACAGATTTTATTTTGTGCACAGGTGATCCTGCAATTATAGGATTGTCTACAGCTATTGTTGCTGAGTACACAGGAATGTTTAATCTGTTAAAGTGGGACAGACAAGAAAGAAGATATTATCCACTATCATTTAATTTAAATAGGAGCACAAATGAGTAATATTACCAATATTGATTTTGAAGAAGACCAACAGGAACTTATAGAAAAGACTGACATACAAACACTAGCCGCTTACTGTCAGGAACTACAATCTTATGAGGATGAGATAGAAGGATTAGAAGAACAAATTAAATTTAAAAAACAAAAAGCAGACAAGATTAGTTCAGAGATAATACCAAACCTACTTGCAGAGCAGGGATTGGCGTCTTTGAAATTAGCTGATGGCAGTTCTGTAGATATTAAAAAATCTTACAACTGCTCAATTAAAAAAGATGAATTGGAATCAGCTTTTGAATGGCTTCGTAATAACGGACTAGGTGACATTATTAAAAATGAGGTTGCCGTACAGTTCGGGAAGGGCGAGGATACCAAGGCAGAGCAATTGCTAGGCCTTGCAGTGCGAGAAGGCTATGAGCCTTCACAGAAGCAGAAGGTCGAGCCTATGACTCTGAAAGCACTCTACCGGGAGCGTATTGAGGCCGGCCTCGATATGCCCTCGGAATTCTTTCACACTTTTGTGAAAGATCAAACCAAGATAGGCCGGAAATAACGAATCATGAAAAAGGAGAAAAGAACCATGAATCAAGTAGCAAAAAGAGAAAAGACAAACATGGCTTTAACAGGCATGTTTGAACAAGACCAAGCTGGTGGTATGGAGGAGATGAAGTCAGGCGATTTTGCCATGCCTTTTCTACGCGTACTAGGACAGCTAAGCCCTGAGATAAACGAAAGGGATGCCAAGTATGTACAAGGTGCTAAGGCAGGTATGATATTTAATACCGCGACTAAGCAGGCATATGATGGTGTAGAGGGAGTCAACGTAATACCATGCGGTTATAAGCGCGAATACGTTGAGTGGAGTGATAGAGGCGAGGGCACAAGTGCTCCCGTAGCTACGCACTCTGTAGGAAGTGGTATCATAGATGATACTACAAGAGGAGCTGACTATAAAGATAGATTACCAAATGGTAACTATTTAGAGAACACAGCTTCTTATTTTGTAATGTTGCCGGATACGCAACAAGCATTGATTACCATGAAATCGACACAATTAAAAGTAAGTCGGTCGTGGAATACAATGATGAATACCATCAAACTTGAAGGTAAAGATGGTTTATTCACACCGGCTGCTTACAGTCACGTGTATAAGTTAAGCACAGTGCAGCAATCAAATGACAAGGGCACTTGGTTTGGTTGGGCCATTGAAAAGGTTGGTCCCGTACAAGATAAAATAACGTATGAGACTGCAAAGAAGTTTGCTATGAGCGTTGGTAATAACCAAGTTCAAGTAAAACATGGTGAAGGTGAGACAAAGTCAAAAGACAACGTACCATTTTAATCATGGTGGAGCCCCTAGATTCCCCCCTCTATGGGGCTCCGTAACTATACTAGAAAGGAAAATAAAAGAAATGAAAAAGATTTGTCCAACATGTTTAGAAACATTTGAAATAACTAAATGGCAAAAAGGTAAAATATATTGCACAGAAGTGTGTAAACCTAAATGGCAAAAGCCAAGCACAGGTAACCCGGTAGGGAGACCTAAAGCAAAGAAATGAAGTTTCAAGAAATATTTGAGGGTAACAACAGTGCCTATGGCATAATGAAACTAACTGGTGAAGTTACTGAAAAAGGTAAAGCTGTTGCCAAAGCTTTAATTAAAAGAGAAAAAGTTACAGATCAATTATGGTCTGATCATATTGAGGGTAAAGAACCTGCTCTTGGTGTTATACCTATTAACGAAAGCAACATGTGTAAATGGGGTTGCATTGATGTTGATATATATAACTTAGATCATTTAACTATCATGCGTAATATAAAAGGCATGGGGTTTCCATTGGTGACCTTTAGGTCAAAATCTGGTGGAGCACATTTATTTTTATTTGCTAAAGATTTTATTCCTGCATCATTAATGCAGTCTAAACTTAAAGCAATGGCGGAGGCGTTAGGTTATTCAGGTAGTGAAATATTTCCAAAACAAACAGAGATATTAGTTGAACGTGGTGACACCGGAAATTTTTTAAACCTACCATATCATGCTGGCACTAGAGGTTTGCGTTATACTTTTACGGCTGGTGGTGAGGCTGCTAGTTTAGAATCATTCTATTCTATTTATGATGAATGGGTGCAGACACGAGAACAAATAGAAGCAATTGTTATAAAGAAGACAGAGGTTGTTGAAGCATTCAAAGATGGTCCTCCTTGTTTAAACAAACTAGCTGAAGAAGGTTTTGGTGAGGGCTCTCGCAATAATGCATTATTTAATTTAGCTATTTACAGACAAAAATCTAATCCCGATGATTGGCAAGACTTATTAGAAGACGATAATTATAAGCACATGAATCCACCTTTAAAGTCTGCAGAGGTACAAAACATTATTAAGTCTATTGGTAAACGTGGCTATGATAAGTATCGTTGTAAAGAACAACCTATCTGTGGTTCTTGCAATGCTGCAAAATGTAGAACCAAAAAGTTTGGTGTAGGTTTTGAAGAAGAACAAATGCCAGAGTTAGGAACTTTGTCAAAAATATGTTCTGACCCATCGCAATATTTTTTAGACGTGGATGGTAAGAGAGTTGATTTAACAAAAGAACAATTACACAATCCTAATTTATTTTCTTTGGAGGTTATGGACAAAGCTGCTGTGGTAGTACCCATACCTAAACCAAAAGATTGGCGTGAAGTATACCTAAAACCTTTACTATTGGGTATGCAAGAAATAGAGCCATTAAAATCTCTTGATCCAAAAGAACATCTGATAAATTTATTACATGAGTTTACAGTCAATAGACCACAAGCAAGAACTAGAGATGATATTTTGAGCAAGTTAGCTTGGACTGATGAAGACCATACTTATTTTAGAATGGATGACTTTTATGCATTTTGCAAAAGAAACAATTGGGAGATGGATAGAATTAAGACAGGAAACTTACTCAAGAGCTTAGATGATATTTTCCAAAAAGAGACAAGACTAAAGGTTAAGGATCAGCAGCCACATCTAGTTAAGATAAAAGCTATGAAAAAAATAACGCCCTCCATTAGTCCCATAAAATATGAGGAAACACCTTTTTAATGAAAACAATTATATTAGGACCACCAGGCACAGGCAAAACAACAACACTACTTAATTTAGTAGAAGAGTTTTTACGCGCCGGCACAGACATAAAAAAGATAGGTTACTTTTCTTTTACTCGTAGAGCTGCATACGAAGCTATCAGCAGAGCAGAAGAAAAATTTATGATAGATAAAGATGAGATACCTTATTTCAGAACACTACATTCTCTTGCATTTAAAATGCTTGGACTTAAAAAAGAGCGGGTAATGAAACCTGAAGACTACAGAGAGTTTGGTTTGAAATGTGGCATACCAATTAAGGTTGCGTCTTACAATGAATCAGATGGTATTTTTAATTCTGACAATGAATATTTAAGATTGATAAATAAAGCAAGGGTTAAAGAAATACCTGTATTGGAGCAATATGATAAGAACGAGCATAATAGATATGTGGACGTGGAAAGAGATTTACTATATCTTTTAGATCAAGAACTTAAGAAATATAAACAAGAGAAAGGACTCGTTGATTATGACGACATGTTGGAAAAATTTATTAGACAAGATGTATCTCCGTCTTTTGACGTATTATTTATTGACGAAGCACAGGACCTCTCACCTTTGCAATGGCGAATGGTCAGGTCTTTATGGGCGAAAGCAAACAAAACCTACATTGCTGGGGATGATGATCAGGCGATATTTAAATGGGCTGGAGCTGATGTTGATACTTTTATCGCACTTAAGGAAGAAGTAGACCATGTTGATACTTTAAATCAATCTTATCGTATACCTGGTGGGCCAATACATGAACTATCACAAAGCATAATTAGAAATGTATCTAATAGATATGAAAAAAATTATTTACCAAGACAAGAGTTGGGTAACTTGGCAAGATACACTGACGTTACTCAAGTTGATATGTCACAAGGACAGTGGTTAGTGTTGTCATCAGCGAATCATTTTCTTGATGACATCAAAGACCTATGTGAGTTGCAAGGTTGGTACTACGCACATAAACATAGAAACTCAATTAAATTAGATTTGTTATTGGCAATACAAACCTGGGAGAAGTGGCGCAAGTTAGAGCATACTTTACCGGTGGCATCAATAAAGAATATTTATTCGTACCTGGGAGATAATGTAACCAAAGGTTATCGCACTGCTAAAACTATGAGCGATGAAGAAATAGGATATGGTATTGAAGAATGCGTCGCGGATCATGGATTACAAACGAAAGAGGTTTGGTACAAAGCGTTTGCAGGGTTAGATGCAGAAACAGAAAACTACATACGTAATATGTTAGCTAATGAAGAAAAAATTTCACAGACACCAAGAATAATATTGTCAACTATACATGCAGCAAAGGGTGGTGAGGCTGATAATGTTTTAGTTTTACCGGATATTACCAAGTCTGCTGCTGATCACGATGATATTAATCCTGATGAATTACATCGTTTGTTTTACGTAGCAGTAACACGAGCAAAGAAATCTTTACATATATTAGAGCCAAGGAGCTATGAAAGGAGTTATGTATTATGAAAACAAGAAATAAAGAAAAAGCAAGAATTCAAAACATTCAATACTTAAACACGGAAAGCGGATTCTTAATAAGCAAATGGGGTGATATCAGTAAAAGAATAAAAAGAATACAACAAAGAAAACAAGGTAAGTTGCAAGATTTAAAAAATGATTTAACAAGAGAAGAATTTTTTGAATTGTGGGAAGAACACAAAGAAAAATATGGTTGGAAATGTTATTACACCGGTAAGCCTTTTATCATAGGTAGAAAACTAGCTATCAAAGGTGCAAAGAAAAGACACTCAGCGCCGCCTGATTTATTATCAGTTGATCGTTTTGATTCTGATGTTGGTTACACAAAAAATAATATTGTTTTTTGTCGTTGGGATTTTAATGACAGAAAAAATAGTGTTAGTGTTGCTGACTGTATGATCATACTAAGAAAGCACTATGAACGAAACAAAAGAGAAGACAGAAGAATGTATTCTACAGGAGGAATGGTATGGTAAATGCATATAAAACACAAGTTGGCGGTAATCATTACAAAAAATATAAGATACAGCCCAGCGAATTCATCAATAAAAACAAGTTGTTATTCGCCGAAGGTTCTGCTATAAAGTATATAGTTAGACATCAAGATAAGGGAGGCAAAGAGAGCCTCGAGAAAGCGAAACATTTTATAGAAATGATAATTGAGAGAGACTACAGTTGAGAACACTACAGCAACCATTATTCACACCTGAAACAGAATGGGTACCACCACAAAGATTACCCGACTTATCTAGTCATACTGAAATAGCTATTGACTTAGAGACACGTGATCCAAATCTAATGACACAAGGATCTGGTGCGATAAGAAGAGATGGAGAAGTAGTCGGCATTGCCGTTGCAGTTGAAGGTTGGTCCGGATACTTTCCGATAGCGCATGAAGGCGGTGGGAACATGGACCGCGCATTAGTCTTAGATTGGTTCGAAGAAGTTTTACATACCGATGCAACAAAAATATTTCACAACGCTATGTATGATGTGTCCTGGATTAGGTCACTAGGTTTTCAAGTACGCGGTGGTATTATTGATACAATGATAGCTGCAAGTTTGATAAACGAAAATAGATTTAGTTACACTCTAGACTCTATTGGTAAAGATTATATTGGCATGCGTAAGAATGAAAAATTATTACAAGAAGCCGCTAAAGATTGGGGCATCAATCCTAAAGCTGAGATGTGGCGCTTACCGGCACCGTTTGTTGGTGAGTAT